ATTGTCATCTTTAAAATCACCAAGTTCTACGCCAGCGATATAGTTTAAACGATAACTCTCTTGCCTTGAATAAGTATATTTCTTATACAAGTCTAAGTAGTCTAAGGTTGATACACCAAGAATATCATAATAAGGTAATTCATTACCGAATGAACCGCCTTGAGTTTTTGATTCAACAATACCCCAAGGACTTAATTTTTTAATATGATCTTCACCTAGAAGATACTTAACTCTATTGATAATGTAAGTCATATCAAAGAACTTACAATTCCAACCGGTTACAATATCAGGATCATACTCTTGCCAGAACTTTAAGAACGCCTCAAGCATTTGTTGTTCTGTTGAAAATTTTTGATAGATAACATTATCGTTAACATAGTCACCTGTACCGAAAACAATTACCTCTTTATCATTAAGAGATTTAACTGTTATACAAAGTACAGGTTCTATTGTAGTCTTAGGGTCAGGGAAACCGTTTTCACACATTGTTTCAATATCAATAGTTATGATGTTGATTTTGCTTCGATCCCATTGAATAGGACCTTTGAATTCGTCTGATATGAATGAATGATGGTGTCTGGTGTTGCCAAAGAACTCGAAACCGGTAACACCATCATATTGTTTTAACCACTCTCGTTGTTCGTAAGTGGAATCAAAAGATACTTTCTCACACGGTCTACCGTCAAGAGTTCTATATTTGGTATCTTTTTTTACTGGTACAAATAATGAAGGTTTGTAGTTTATTCTGTCTTTGATTCTTTTACCATTCACGATTGCTCGTGTTAGTAATCGACCTCTATGGGGAATAACGCTTGTGTAGAACTTCATATAACTATTATAACAGATTTTGACTCGAAAGTCAAGGACTATTCAGTAATTAATCCTTTTGGTGTTTGAATTAATCCACTACCAAAATTTTTGTTATAATGATTTAGTAAATCTAAACCGGGTTCTTCTATAAGAAGTACATCTTCTTTTTTTATATTGATTTCTCTTTTATCGGTAAATGGGAACCAAGGGGCAAATTGTAGTGTGCCTTGTCCTGTTTCACCAGCGCCAACAAATCCTAATGCCATTGGTTTATCCATGGTATAGGAGTCTTTCATTTCACTTACTTTCGCAATAATAAAATCGCCTACTTTTAATCGTAGGACTTTCACTTCACTTTGTGCCATTATATTTCCTTTATTTAGTTTTATTTATAGGAGGTAATCTTCTACTCAATACGAATCTCCTATTAGGATTCACACTTGCATTGAACATTTTTATAACCTCTCTATTCAAGAGGATATCTGAACCGGATCTTGGTCGTTGATCTAGTCCGAATTCTATATCTTTATAGGTAAAACCATTAAAGGTTAAATCTAATAAAATTGTCGGTCTTATTTCTGATGGTTCATCACCTTCAGCATTTGCACGAAATATTTTAGACACACTATGTTTTGGTTTAGTATATCTTTTATTGTTATAAGTCCAACTAATATTCTTGCCGTTTTCTTTAATATCTTCGGCGTGCATTGAACACGCTTTCGCACCGTTACCTGTATCTAATTTTGCTCTAATCTTACCTAAACCTTCTATGTCAACAGTTTCTAACCAACCAGTTTCTACTAGTGATTGTCTATCCCAGTTATCTCTATTGACTGTATGATTGATAACATTTTTTACTAATTGTTTACCAGATATTTGACCACCTGGATTAGGTCCTTCATCTTCTTGATATGCATAACCTTCATAGTCAGCACCTGTTCCTGGTGAACCGTTTACTTCAAGAACATAAATTTCACCTTTGTGTATGAAGTGATCAACACCGACCATATATCCTTTACTTGCTCTCGCAGCCCTAAGTATTATTTCAATCTCTTTATCATCTAGTTTGTATGGTACTGCTTTTGCACCTCTATGAATATTCGTTCTAAAGTCTGAACTACCTTGTATTCTTTTTGTACTTGCAAATATTTTATTATCAACAACAAAAGTTCTTATGTCAAAATTTACATCCATATATTCTTGTAATAACAATTCAGCGTCATGTTTCCAAAGTGCCTGTACAGTAGATATTAATGATTCATAACTCTCTACTTTAACAACACCAATACCCTGGGTACCTGTTAGTGTTTTTAGTACAACTGGAAACTTTTTACCGATTAACTCTAATGCCTCATCAATATTTTTCTCGTTAGATATAAATGCTGTACGAGGTGTTGGCACATTAAATTTTTCAAATAATAATGCTGAAGTAAGTTTGTTATTACAGGTTATCATAGCAGTTTTACTATTAACCATAAAAGAACCTGAATTTTCAAATGCAGATATTATAGATAAACCAGACTCATCTTCAACTGCCCCAGCTCTTGTAATACAAATAGTATCTTTACCTACAAATTCGTGTTCACTATCTTTACCGTCATAGTTATATACACTTAATGTATTTTTTTCTTCGTCTTTACCAGTTATGATAGCGTGTTTAGTTTCAATAACAACACATTTAATTTTCAGTTCTGAGCATACATCAATTATAAAATCTACTGTAATTTCTTTATCTGCTTTTTTACCTGACTTTTGTTTCTTGACATTAGGATTTGATTTTGTAATAACAGCAACCGTTACCGGTTTCTGTCTCTCTTCCTTTGCTTCAGTAATAAAGTCATTAAACTTAACTGGTTTCATCTACCTTTTTACCTATATTATATTTTGTTTCTAAAGACCAATTGTTTTTATCTTTGAACGAAATAACTTTTATTTGAGATAATGGTGCCTTTGCATTGGCATTATCTGGATTTATGATACTAATTAAACCCCAATCAGCAAGTAATTGTGTTATAGTATTTCTTCTCTCAATATCGTTGTCTGATAGGTTACTATGTTTGCCATCTAGGGCAAATAATTCTTTGAAATGTACTATGAAATATCGGCCTTGTTTATGTAAGATATGGCACGATTGAAATAGTTTTTTATCTTTTCTGGATGCAACACCAATTCTTGTTAGTGTTTCTCGAACCTTTAGAAAGTCATCCGGTTCTTTTAAAGAGACCTCGAGCATACTCTCTGGACTCCATTGTATTTCCTCACTCATTTTTTTCCACCTTTAAATAATTTTTCTTTGATATATTTTATCTGTTCTTTAGAGAGGATTTTTAAAGCGTCTTTTGCCTTGTCATTACTGAACCCATAATACTCTTTAATCACATCAATATCCTTTAATTTAGACGCTCTTACGAACGGACTAAACCGTTTCTTTTTTCTAACACTATTTATATAAAATTGAAACTGAATATCTTTATCCAGGTGGTGGTGACGATTCATTTCATTCGCCAGCATAAGAGTATCGGGGAAGGCAGATACAATCTTATTGACTATGTATGCAGGATATTTCTTCCTCCACATAGTATCTTCGGACTTAACTAAATCTTCTTTTGTATAATTGATTGCGTTAAGATAATGTTTTAGTTCATAAGGATTTGACATAATCTAGCATGGTTTGTGGATCAGAAACTTCATATGGGTCGCCGTTATCATCTAAATTATTTATGCCGGGTTCTACGAACATCTTTTTGACTACACCATTAATTATAAATGAGGAGTGTCGCCACGATCTCATCCCAAAATTAGAAGTGGGTTTATCTACTAACATTCCTAATTGTCTTGTTAGAGCACCATCACCGTCAGGTAGTAGTTTAATATTTTTAATACCTAAGTCTTTACCCCAAGCATCCATCACGAACATATCATTTACGGATAAACAATAAATGGCGTCAACCTTTTGGGTATCCATAAAAAGGTTGTACATATCTTCATATGCCGGTAATTGTTTACCTGAGCAAGTCGGTGTGAAGGCACCGGGTAGACCAAACATAATAACTCTCTTAGAGAAGAATAAATCTTCCATAGTTCTCATTATTGTATCTCCATCTTCACGAAATAAAAGATCGTTGTTAAACAATTTAATATTTGTTTCCATAATATAATTTTCCTTATTTAAATTTGCATTGAGACATAATCTCGGTCAAGCAGGCAACAAGATTAATCTCTTGATCTGCCACAAAAGCAGACTTGTACGAATAGTCTGCAAGTATTAATACAGCGTGAGGTATAGTTTCTGATTCTAAGTTCTCATACATTGTATCATATATTCGTCTGAATACTACAACTGGATCATTATCTAGATTGTTGACTACCCACTTTCTCATATTGGTAAAGTCTTTTTCTTTTAATAATGATATTAGTTTGTTTAAGTTATCATCTGAAATATTTGCTAGTATACCTGTATCTATCTTACCACTTACAGAATACCTTTGTAATTCATTTAGTATTCTTCGATAGTCAGGAAAATGTTTGTTAATAAGTTCGGCAACAACTGCCTCATCAAAAGGTATTGCCTGTTCTTTCAGAATAATGCCGACCTTGGCAAAGAGTTTACTTGCAAGAACTGGTCTATCTTTGTTGGCAATCTTGAAATCTATTGTTGAAAATCTACTATGTAATGGTTCGATAAGTCTATTCTTGAAATTACAAGTAAGAATAAATCTACAATTCTTATGGAACTCTTCTATGAAACCACGCATAGCAGGTTGAGTCGATTGTGGGTTTAAATAATCTGCTTCATCTAGTATAACAACCTTCTTACCACCTGATAATGATACCGTGGAGGCAAAGTTTTTGATCTTGGTTCGCAAGGTGTCAATACCAGATTCTTCAGAACCGTTGATAAACATATAGTCAGCATTCATCTGCTCACATAATGCTCTTGCAACGGTAGTCTTACCACACCCAGGAGGACCTGCAAGTAGTAAGTTTGATATCTCACCTCTATCTACAAAGGACTGAAAGGTTGCCTTTATATCTGTCGGTAAAATACATTCGTCAATAGTTTGTGGTCGATACTGCTCAACCCATAAGAAATCACTCATTCGTGTTCGCCACCTCTACCTCTTGTAAGAATGCCGTCAACTTTTTTTCTTTGTACTTGTCTAAAATATATTGCTGTTAATACAGTCATTGTAAGAAATAAAGCATGAGCAATAGCAGATATACCAAAAGCATAGATGCTCTCTATAATATAAATCCCAAATACAGCAGACCACATCCAGGCAAGTATTTGCATGGACATAAACTTAACTTGAAAGGGTAAATCTTTAAGAGCATTTACCCTATCATTCATTATAATATCATAATAATTCTTTTTCATACTACTTATCGTATAATGCCGTTAAGGTTCTATACTTACTTTGAGCAAGTGC